ATGAAAACTGAACCCGCCGAATTGAGTGAACTACTTGAAGATGCGAAAGCGTTTCACGCGTTAGGACTGGCAACAGATGAAGAAGTGGAGTCCATAGCAAAGCGCGCAAAAAATCGTGAACTCCGTGCCCGTATTGCATCAGTAAAGCCCATGACAGCAACTGAAATCAAAGACGTGCGCATGCGTTGGGGAATGTCGCAATCGCTTGTGGCTCTCTCATTTGGCATGACGGTCGATAGCGTATCGAAATGGGAGCGAGGTGAAATCACACCGAGCCCACCGGTGATGCGGATGCTGCAACTCCTTCGCGATAACGGCCCTGAACTCTTTACCTCTAAGCATCAAGGTATCTAGACGCCGAACCCCGGTCGGGGCTTCTCATCCCCCTCGGCGGAGAATATATAAAAAAAAGCCTGAACGTGAGTTCAGGCTCTTCTTTGAAGATGGCGGTGAGAGGGGGATTCACTCGCTGCGCTCGCCCTTCGGGTGGCCTTGCGGCCATGCAAAACGGCGGGCCGTTTTGTCGAACCCCGGTCGGGGCTTCTCATCCCCCTCGGCGGAGAATATATAAAAAAAAGCCTGAACGTGAGTTCAGGCTCTTCTTTGAATATGGCGGTGAGAGGGGGATTCACTCGCTGCGCTCGCCCTTCGGGTGGCCTGACGGCCATGCAAAACGGCGGGCCGTTTTGTCGAACCCCGGTCGGGGCTTCTCATCCCCCTCAGCGGAGAATATGTAAAAAAAAAGCCTGAACGTGAGTTCAGGCTCTTCTTTGAATGTGGCGGTGAGAGGGGGATTCACTCGCTGCGCTCGCCCTTCGGGTGGCCTGACGGCCATGCAAAACGGCGGGCCGTTTTGTCGAACCCCGGTCGGGGCTTCTCATCCCCCTCGGCGGAGAATATGTAAAAAAAAGCCTGAACGTGAGTTCAGGCTCTTCTTTGAAGATGGCGGTGAGAGGGGGATTCGAACCCGCGAACAAACCGCCGCAATACATTGTAATAAATAGCATTTTTCATATCCCATTCTCCCACGTGCATTTTACGTGCACTTTCTTTTCCATAACCGTTTATTCGCTGCCTGACTTCAGTCCGGGCCGTGAAAGATTCCCGTCATAGTCTGCCAGGTACGAGCCATAGTTTCTGAATAGCATATCCGGTCCCTTATGCCCCATCTGCTTACACAACCAGAACAGGTTTACGCCCGCGCTGATATGCATTGTCGCGAACGTGTGCCGGGTTTGGTAAGGATTGCGGTACCGGATTTTTGATTCCCTCATGATGTGGCGCCACGCTTTCTGTCGAATGTCGCCCGAACCTGACCAGGGCTGGCCGTTGCTCGGATCCTCAAAGACAAATTCACTCTTCATCAGTGTGAACTGTTTTTGTTCGTTCAGTGCCTGGATTGCCTCGTCATTGAGTTCAATTTTGCGGGTACCGGATTTGGTTTTTGTCCCTTTGAAAATGCCTTCAACAATGGCGTTCTGAACAAAAGCAGTACGTTTCTGAAAGTCGATGTCTGCCCATTTCAGCGCGCACAGTTCGGATGGCCGGACGCCGGTATTGAATGCAAACTGAAACGTGGTTTTCCACTGCAGGTATTTGCAGTTCAAATAGATGATCCTTATCTCGTCTGGCGTGAAGGGGTCTACCTCATACTCTTCAGTATTGCCAGACTCGACCGAGAAATAGCGAGATGCGCTGATATGGGCAACTGGATTGTCAGGTATCAGGCCATCTGTAACGGCTTCATCGATGGCGCTGCGCAAAAATGACAGCCGGTTACGGATGGTCTTCAGTTTGGTTTTTCTGCTGGCCACCCAGTGTTTCAGTGCTGATGGCGTCAGGTCGGTTACACAGATTTTGTGTAGCTCACTGAGCGCGCGCAGGCATTTGCGATAACCGTCCATGGTGGAGGGTGAGAGATTCCGGTTTTCGCAGATCACCAGATACTCTTCCAGATAATCCTTCACTGTTTTTTTCTTTTTTTCATGACCGAAAAGAGCCGCTTTTTTGGAGCGGGGGAAATAACTCAGGTAGTGAAATTCCCCCGTAGCGATCCGGTTTTGTATTTCCCCCAGGTACCTCTCAGCGTATTTAATATTGCGTGGGTTAACTTCCATTCCTGAAAGGGGCTCACGGCACAGAACCCCTTTATAAGTGAATGTCAACTGAAGTGTGTCTCCGGTTTTGTGTTTCCGCACGGTTATTCCGCGCGGTAAAGCGGATCCCTGCTGTTTCTTGCCCATCTGTTCACCTCATCAAGATCAATCCAGCGTTCACGGACGCCGTCCACTTTTAATACGTGTACGCCCTCCCTCCAGATCTTCCTTTGTATCCGTTTGTTAATGGCTTCGATGGATTCGCCAGTGTTCTGGCAGTACGTTGAAATAGGCACGCAGTGAAGATTCATGCGATTTTCTCCTGTGAAAGAGGCGAACACATTTCCGGCAAATTAGCCCTTACGAGAGCCTCAGCTAAGGGTGGGGGAACGGCGTTGCCACATCGGGCAACCTGTTTATCTTTGGCATATTTGGTACCGCGATAATCCCGATCAATGACATACCAGGAAGGGAAGCCCTGTGCAGCATAGAGCTCATGCGGCTGGAGCATACGCATGCCGATATCGACAATCTGATAATCGGTGCCATCGACCGTGACCAGACCAAAGCGGTCGTTTGTTGTCACCGTTCCCAGCGGTTCGTCCAAGCCTACGCCGCCTTTTTCATTCCCGTAATACTTCATCAGGAACGCCCGAACCTCGCCCAGGTGATTACCGTTTGCCGTGATGGTGTGCGCCGGGCTGTCAGTTTTCTGGCCCGTATTGGTGCCGCGAAATTTAATCAGGTTGGATGTGACGACAGCATGGTGATTTCCGGTAGTCACGGTGTGAGCGGGTTCCTCAACGGAGCCGCCCGGCTGGCCCGTGTTATTAACCATGATGTTAGCTGTAACCAGAGCATGATGATCCGTGGTGGTGACGGTATGCGCTGGCCCATCAACCGCGGCGCCGGGGCCGGTATAGTTGCCGCCAAAATGCTTAGCCAGGAAAGCAGACACAAGCGCATGCTTACAGCCACCTGCAACAACAGTTCCGACCGGTTTATCCAGCCCCGGCACCCTGGGTTTCTGTCCAGGTCGCTCACCATAGCCCGTTTGAATCATGGTTGGCATAATCAGATCGCTTTTACCTCCGCCAGAAGCTGTCACGGTGCCTGATGGTGAATCAACAGAATGTCCGGTGCTTTTACCAAATTGTCTTACAACCACTGGCGTTATCAGGCAGGAGTGATTTGTGTTGACCACAGTATTCATCGGCTGATCTGTAGGCCGTGGTTTAGCTGAGTATTTCGGGCCACCTGCACCAATGATAAATGGTGTCAGGTGAGTTATTACCATGCCCAGCGCATGACCATTGCCGCCCGGTCGCTTTGAGGTACCTGCAGTAATGGTCGGTACCGGATCAGTAATTTCCTGCCCGGTTGCGCCTGTACGGAATTTTGTCAGATGAGGTGTGACTACTGCGTAACCATGGGTTTGCGTGATTGTCTTAAGCGGGGAATGAAGCGACTGGCCCCGAAAACAGTCGTACTTCGTCTTTGTGCTTGTGTGATTGCACTTGACGATAAACGGCGTCGGGTTATCCAGCACGAATCGCTGTATGCCGCGCGCAATCCGTTTCATCGTGTTCTCTGCCAGCGGCTTACTACGCCCAAATATGCTCGGGCAGGGGATAGACCAGTCGATACACTCTGCAGCTGTCCGCCATGGCTTGAGGTGTCCGGACTGCACCGCCAGGCTTTTCGGATCACCGTGTGATGGCTCCGGCCACGTTACTGGTTCCCCGTCACAGCGCATGACCATAAAAAAGCGTTTGCGGATGGTTGGCGCGCCGAAATCGCAGGCGCGCAACTCACGGTGCTGAACTGCATAGCCCAGGCCTTTAACCAGTTTTTGCGCGTCAGAACTGTGCCGGCCAATTTGCAGGAAGTCGCATACCTCATCCAGCGCAGGGTGATCCGCATGTACGCCGTTACCCAGCATGCCGACGAAGGCGGCAAAGGTTTCACCCGCGCGGGCCGGATCCGGTCGTTCCTCCGTGGGTAACAGTGGTCCCCAGGTTTTAAACTCTTCGACGTTCTCAAGCATGATGACGCGAGGCCGCTTTGCCAGAGCCCAGCGAACAACAATCCATGCCAGACCGCGTATTTCTTTTTTAACCGGCTTACTGCCTTTGGCTTTGCTGAAATGGCGGCAGTCAGGTGAGAACCATGCCAGACCTACGGGCGCGCCTGCGGTAGCTGCCACCGGGTCAATGTCGAATACAGACTCACAGTAATGAAGCGTGTCAGGGTGGTTGGTGGTGTGCATGGCGATCGCGTTTGGATCATGGTTAATGGCGATATCGACGCTGCGGCCGGTTGCCATTTCAATGCCGGTGCTGGCTCCGCCGCCCCCGGCAAAATTATCGACAATGATTTCTCTCACAGGGTTTGTTCTCCGAAAGTGGCCGTCAGCGACTGCGCTGCAGCAATGATTTCTGTTGAGGGCTGGCGCTCCAGCAGCATACGGTTCATGTGATGCATGACCTTGCGCTGGTGCTCGGTAGCGAGTGATTTAAGGTCTGGCAGTTGATCAGCTAATAGCTGTACTTCGGCTGGCCAGACATCATTCGCTGACTCTGGGATGGGGATCGGAATGCTTCTCGGCGCCAGACGTTGCGCTGCTCGTTCAATTTGAGCCATAAACGCGGCGCCGCGGGCTTCCAGCTGATCACGACTGATGTAATCGAACTTTGGCCCTCGCCATGATTTATCAAAAACAGCAACAGCAGCACCGAACCCGGCAGATGATTCACTGGGCTGGCCTTCCTCTGGCCGGTACCATGCGGGCAGGTCAAAACTGATTCGGCCTCGAATGAATGCGATATGTTCGGCGTCTTCGGGCCACCAGACTTCGCCAGTTGCCGCTTTAATCAGAAAGACGTAGCGACCGCCAGCCTCACGCATTGCCAGCGTATGGGCCATTATCTGGCGCATGCCGGTAATGTACTGCCCGTCGTACTGCGAGGCGCGGGAATAGGGTGGGTTAGCGTATGCTGCACCGTTTAGCTCTGCCAGGCGTTCCGACCAGTTCTGCGAAAGTGCGTTATCTTCGGCGCTGTAATACGCGTCGCATTTGGCATTACTCTCATCGGCGAAGAGGTCCAGCACGAACGGACCGAACATCGAATTTATTCCCCACCAGAGACGATCGGGCGAACGCCACTGATCGCCAATCTGTTTTAGCTGATGGGTAGGCTGGGCGCGCAAAGTTTCAAGCGCCAGGCAATATGGCGATAGTTGGGTTGGTTCCATACGTGGGATACCTCAAATCAGCGTTTGAATTTTCTTGATAAATCAATCTGGTAGTAAGAGCAAAAGTCCACTACGTGCGGGCATTCGGCGGGAGTTTCGGTTTCGTTCACTACGTCGCAGCCGCCTTCATGAAGGCAAATGCAGTTCAGGCAGCTGAGACGATTTTCAAAGCAGTTTTTTGCCATCTGGTAGCCATTGCATCGGCCTCCGCTAAAGCGATGCGGGAAATCATAGGTGGAACAGCAGCAGGTGACCTGCCGGCCGTTCCAGTAGGCTTTCCCTCAGGTGACTGAGTTTGCATTAGCTCACCTCACTGGAGATAAAGCTCAAGACAAATCATTGCCATGAGCAGCAGGATCCAGACGCATCCAGAAACGGACACGTCATAAAGGGGTTTGTGCCGCGCGTAATGCGCAAGGAATTTTGTTTTCATCGGGATAGGGGGATAAAAAAATCGCGTTCGCGGTTTAGGGTTGATCAGACACTTTTCCATCCAGGGAGAAGCCGATCTGTTTTACTCTGCTCAACAGAGAAATGGTCATATGCGAAGTTAAACGCTTCATTCTCTGAAGCAAACAAGCGGTCGCTGATGGGTTGCCACAGCCTTTCATCGCTACTGAGGATTAATGCCATCCACCCAGCATCGACAGGTTTTATCATGTACCCAGGAATGTAGAGATATTCCTTGCCTAAGTTTGGCTCAGTGTCACCCTGATCCAGAAAATAGAAGGTTAAACCGCCGCTGACAAACCTGCGCATACATACCACCAAATAACTGTTTATATATACAGTAATTTAGCGCCTGACTTCCGCACATTCAAGTTGAGAAATCGGCTCTCTTTTAAGCAACTGTTCTTTAACGTGTTCACATGCGGCCAAGGTTGGATAGATGTCTTCGCTTACAGGGACGGGCAGTACAGAAGAAATAATAAGGACGAAGCCGATCAGCATAGCGATTCCTTATTTTCTGGCGGCTTTACATAGCCCGCTCTCACCAGTTCTACCAGCGACACGCCCAGCGCATCAGCATATTTTTCACAGGTCGCGATGCTGGGCGAGTCACGGTTTATGTTTTGGTAAACTGCACGCTGTTTGTCACCACAGTTGACCGCCAACTGGTGGATAGAAAGGCCGTTTTTGCGGCAGATTTTTCGCACTGCTAGGTTGAGCGAAAATTTCTCAGTCATGCTGCGCGTTCCTTTTGATGCGATGCAGGATTAAGCTACAGAGATAAAGTTTCTCTAAGCTCATAAAGGTTTCGCATGAATTTTTAGCGTAAAAAAACCTGCCGGAGCAGGTTTCTGTTAATCTTCTTCGTCACTAAGGTCTTCATCATCACAATATCTAAACTCAAAAAATCTTCTACTAGCCGTCCATAATGAACTTGCCTCTATTTGCTCCATGGTTGGCTCTTTAGCGTCTATTGAAGCCGGCACCATGTCACACATATAGGCATTAACTTCCTCTGTAAGCTGATCGCGGAAGTACCTTATGTATTTTGAAGTTAGCTTTTTATCATCGGTCGATACCTCTAAGATTCTGCTTTTGGCAGAAGCTAGAGAATGCGCTACATTCGATGCTTGAGAAAAACTAAGTTCAGAAGGGTATCCCTGCCTCGCATTATCGTTAGCTCGCTCTGCATCGGCCCTGAGCAGTTCATATAGATGCTTCTCTCGCTCAAAATCATGTAGCTCTTTCTGGTGAATTCTAGACTCTTCCTGTAACAGCCTTGACTCCCTTGCACTTTTGTTACTTTGCGATGCGGCGTAAGCGGCTATGAAGGCTGCGGCGAGAGTGCCTGCTGCTGAGATAAGGTCTATATAATCTCCGTGATGCCAACTCAAACCTTATCCTCCTTAAAATAAACCGGGTCAGTGCCGCGTGGATACTGCAGCGAAGCGTTCCTGTAATGCTGCAATCTCTCTTTGAAATAATCCCTCATCGCTTCAGGCTGCTGCATCTCCACTTCCATGGGGATAACCGGCATATTCATACGTTCCTTGTACGCAACGCCAGACGCGGCTAAATCCACGTTAACTTTATCGCGTTCTTCTTTGCTTTTTGCTGCTATGTTGTGTGACATCGAATATTCCGGTATTTTGATTTTTTACTTAAAGAGATTATAAGCGTGAATAAATTTCCTTTCGATAAAAGATACGAATTAAAAGATGTTGATGGTGAAGATTACTTTATTGATTGTGACGAATATATCAGACGATCAAAAGATGCTATTCCAGCCTTTAGGCTAGAGGAGAATGAGGTGTATGTTTATGGAAAACCGACAAAAACCATTGGTTATCTCAAAGGTAAAAAAATATTAGACTTTGATGGAAATGAGATCATCCGTTTTATAAATGAGGATGAGTAAGTGTCACACTGCGCACACCTTTTTCTGTTGAGCTGCTGGATTAAGCCACAGACATTCGGTACGAAGCTTTGTCCCTCTGCCTGCGCTTATACGTGACGATTTTTCAGTCTTCTTCCAGCCTTTGAGCATGTCGTTGTAAACCGCGGAGTCATACCCGCTGATCATTACCATTCCCCCCAGCTATATTCGGAAGCAATTGGCCCAGGGGATTCACTGGCAAGGAATCGTGAATCGCCCGGCGCGCTAAGCACCTTTCCATCCTGAATGTATCCGGCGATGCTCAGCCCTTTCAGGCACATTTCGACTGTTTCGGCAGTCAGGCGAAGTCGGTTTAGCTGGTAGGTTTTGCGGTAAACGAATGCCCGCATCGCTTCTTCTTTCGACAGGTGGTAGCCAGAACGAGCGGCATGTTTAAGGCAGCGTTTAACCTGCTTGTCACCTGGTTTACTGCGATACGTTCTCATCTGCTCGATCGACATATACGGCATGTCATGTGTATGCCAGAAGGTTCTTTCCGTCTCGCGCAAAATCACGTTTTCCCAAAGCATGACGATAGGGCGTCCCTGGCTATCGTTGCCTTCGACGTAGCGATAGCAAAATTTTTTCTCTTCCATTATTCACCGTCCTTACCTTTCAAATCGTTGTAACGTTGAAGGAAAAGCACACGTGCCTGTCGTGGGTTTAGCGGGGCGATAATGAATGTGGTATCTGCTTCAACACCATCCAGCATGGGCCAATGCTTGCCATCGTCTAAATCAAGGTCACGGCGTTCTGTCGCGAGCATGACCATATCCGCATTCTTAACCGGGGCGCTCATTGCGTGGGGTAAGCCGAATTTATCCGCTATGGCTTCCTCAACCGATTTGATCATGAGACGGTAATCAGGCAGCAATTGCTTAAGCTGTGAATTTATGTCGCTGCAGTAAGCTTCGGCGGCATCGTGCAACAGGGCTTCGAGCGCGAACTCTGGCTTTACCAGGTAGCTGACGTGAACGGAGTGCTGCGCAACGCTGTAAAAGTCCTGCACGTGTCCGGTGAAGCGGCAGATATTGGAAAGGGCGCAGGCGATGTCTTCAATGCAGATAGCATCCGCTGTCACATTGGTGTAATCGAAGTGCTTGCCCGACTGAGTGGTTATCCATGACATAGTAAAATCTCATAAAAAAACCGCCTCAGATGCAGGCGGTTATGGTGAACGGTAATCAAAATTAAGAGCGTTTTTTGTACTTCGTTAGAACGGAATATCGTCGTCGAAATCAGGTAAAGGCTGAGGGGAATTATTGCGATTGGCAGCAGCCTGCTGGAGTTTAGATTGAGGTGCAGCGCCGGTGTTCTGATTTGCGTAACGGTTACCGGTTGGCGCGCCGCGCTGAGCAGTATTTTGCCCGTTACCAGCAACTGGCTGGCGCTTATCAACATCTTTTAGGCCCAGCATTAGTTTATCAATGGCTTCGGCTGGAAGTTTTTCTGCAAACTCGGCATAGGTCAGGCGCGTGCCTGGCTGGAAGACATGCCGGATATTCATCTGGTAAGTGTCTGAGCCATCAGACTGTTTAGTACGCAATTCTTTTTGAAGCACTAGGCCGGTTTTTTTGTTGGTCAGCGCAGGAAATACCCACGCAGTTCCCTCGCTTGTCTGCTGCTGTTCGGGAATAAGGTCGCGGACTCCAGCTGTCCACATCAGGGCGTTCACGAGGTCCATACCGAAAGTGGGTTCACCGTCGCGACCGATAAAGTTGATTCGCAGATAATCGGATTTGGCGCCGTTGGATTCGAAGCGTAATTCCAGTGACTGCGACTGACTATCGGTACCGAAACCAACCTGTGCATGAAGAATAATTCCTTCGTAAGCACCCGTTTCATTGATGATTGCTGCGGATCCAGCTTTTTTAGCTGCTTCGGGATCGAACTTAAAGCTCATAGGTTGCATTAAATGTCTCCTTCGGACATGAAGTTGCAAATGGCCTGGTCTACAGCGAACAGGTCATTTTCCATTTCGTTTTGATCGGGGAATAAGTCTGGTGGGGCTTTGGCGGTATCGTTGTCATCGCCCTTGATCAGAAAAACGTGTTTGCCATCTTTTTTTATGGCGCGGAGTACGATCGAGAAATAGCCTTCTGGCGTAAGCTTCTCATTCAGCATCTTGCCAGCCGTTTTCATCCTGATTTTCCCCTCCGATTCCTCGGTGTGAGCCAGAAAATAAACGCGGATATCATCGGGCAATTGAGTTGCTGCTGTGATAATTCGCCAGATATGGTCGGCCATCTCAGTGAATTTGGTGTAACCAGTTTGATAGGCCCGCAGCATGTTTTCGTGCTGCATCACTACCTGAAAATCATCGATGATCAGCACACGTCGATTTTTTGAAAGCACCATGCGCTGAATTTTGTCTTCAATATCAACCCAGTCATCTGTGCGAAAAACATTACCGCGCTGAGGATTGCCACCTTCGTCTAATTTGCCGTGGACTTTCCAGGTGCCTTTATGCCGGAAAGGCAGCATCTTGGGGATGCACTGAATAAGCAGGCAATCGTCTGGGTTGAAGTTTCTTAGGCTGTAGGACTTGCCCGCGCCGCTGTCCCCCAGAATCAATACAGGGGTTCCCATTCAGACCTCCAGATAATGTTGCATGGTAAATTTCTGGTCTTCATCCAGATCCATATTTGCCAGCGCCCAGCGGAGATAACCCTGGTCCTGTCCGGCAATCTCTTCGAAGGTTTTGCCCTTATGCTTGCCAAAGCGCATCGTGTGAAGCAGGGAAGGCCGCGCGGATATGTCGCGCATCTGGGCTATCGTCAGGCGCGCGTCACGGTTCAGTCGCAGCAGAAGCGCCGCCGTAACGTAACAGTCGTACAGCGCCCGGTGCGCGTGCAGGTTTTCAGGCACATCAACATCGAGCATGAAGTGATAACGCAAATACTGGTTGGAGTGGCTTTCCAGCTCCGGATAAAGCTTGCGGGCCAGCTTGAGCGTGCAGATCCACGGCGCGGTTATCTGTGGCAGCTTTGGCCGGTCAAACGCTGCGTTGTGCGCCACGTAAACGTCGGCACCCAGATAACGGTCAATTACATCGCTGAGCGGCGGGGCATCGGCAACCATCGCATCAGTGATGTGATGCACTGCCATGGCGCCAACGGTAATCGGCTCGGGCGGCTTAACAAAATCGCTCATCGGGTTACACAGCTTACCGCCAACGATGTCGATGCTGGCCAGCTCACACACGCCACCCTCAAAGCTGGTTGTTTCAGTGTCGATCACGCGAATGATGGTGGACATTCAAAGCTCCTGATTTAGCGTCCGCGTTTGCTTCACGCTGGGCCAGCTGGTGGGCCAGCATTTCCAGATCTGCCGGACTGATTTGATTTTGTTCGCACAGCGTGAGGATGGTGCTCAGCGCCAGCGAACGCATGGCCTCGTTGAGGGCGAATTCAGTGGGGATTGTTGTCACTGTCATAGCAAACACATTCCCGCCACCACACACAGTGCGATGAGCAACGGCGTCATCCAGTGGCGTGGCTTCGGGTGGAAATCAGCGCCCGTCAGGCGATGTTTGAACTGCAGGCGATCTACAGGGCTCATGAGATACGTCTCCTTGGTTTGCCCTGGCGCGCTGCCGGGACGCGGATTGTTTGCTGGTAAAGAAGGGCGCAGCCTTTGTCGCTGCAGAATGAACGGACCTCGCTGCGGTTCCAGAACCTGATAGCCACTTGATTTATGTCCGTTGGGTGCCGGAACCGGGCGCAGTATTCGCACAGTTCCGATTCAATAAATTCCGTGCCTGACTCGAGTAACAGCCATTCGAAATGGCGTTCCCGCTGGCCGTGCGCATTGATGTAATACACAAAGGTTTCATCCTCACCCTTGTAATTCGGCTCAATGCTGCAACCGTCGAAAATGACGACGCGGGCACCGATACGGATCGGCGTTCCCTCGGGCAGTTCGCTGATGCGCTGCCGGGTCAGTTTTGGGATGAAATGCATGGATACCTCGGAGCGCTGATAGGTAGTCAAAAAAATGCCCCCGAGGCGGGGGCCAAAGACTACACAGCAATGTAGGGTTGTGGCGCCAGGTGCTGATCTTCTGGTTGTCTCGATGGACTGCAATTCACCACAACGGATAGAGCACTCTTCGCCGGCTTAATGGTGCGCCTCCAAATGCTCTACCCTGTTGTGTGCTGGCCCCATCCTCCAGCTTCAAGCCCGCGTTTACTTTTTAGTCCAACTGCATATCTGCGGGATTCCGGACCTTGCCCTGGTGAGGCGTTAATCTTTTTTTGGCAGGGGCTAAAGCTTCGCAAAACTCGGCAAAGCTCAGCACTTCTTCGCCTTCTTTCAGGCTTTCAAAATATTCTTCGTAGGCTTTATCCATCGGTCAATCCCTCATTTGCAAAGGCGGTCAGTTCGTTTTGATGCTGCGCCTGCTATCTCACGCAGCTCAAAAAAAACTGAATCACCACACTGTCCGCCGCATGCCTGGGATGCCTTTACCCCGTGAGGTCAGGGAATGCCAGGGTGCTGAGTTCGGGCCTCTCAGCCACCAGCGCGGTGATTACATGTTCACTTGTTAAAGAGCAGAACAGCTCTCTGCGGTGGGCTGCGTCGTGCTGTGACTGCAATATAACAATAGGTATTTTATCAATCAATACCTTTGGGTATGAATATTTGAACTTAAAGTAATATGTTTTTGTAAAATATATGAATTTATTTTTTCTTGAGGAGGAGGGATGTTTATTGGTTGATGGTTGGAGATTTACCGTTGCGCTTTAGTTGGAAATTTTACTGTACTTATATACAGTATTTAGAAAATTAGCTAGGATTGTTCTAAACGAAAAGCGGGGGCTCTATGCAAGTCGGCTACATAAGAGGAGATAACGGGGGGTACGAAAAAATTCCGGCAGCATGTTTACATATCGCTACCGGATTAAACGTTTATCGATTGAATTTCTTAGAAATGTATACAACAACACCTATGATTTTTGCTGTCTCTCCCACTTTTAAAAGAGAGGCTCGGGGATCAGAAGGGGAAAGATAACCTCCCTCATCTCCGGGGAGAAATCTGTATACGCTGTAGGAACCATGAACACATGCAAACACATAATCATGCACTTTGGGCTGTTCATTTACATCAACAACCACGACAGAATTCAAAGTTGCTTCAGGAAATCCCGAATCATGATCGAGAAAAAAGGCACGACATGATTCCGCGTTCAGCTCTTTGGGAATTGCCTGTAAATCCTTAGTTTTCTCTTCTTCCTTCCAAATATGCACGAATTTCACATCTGGCGTTTGTGGTGGGGGGTATGGCGCGTCGTAATTACTCTCATGGCTTTTACGCATTGGTCCCTCGTTAAGCGCTAACCATTCAGGTCTTACCCCAAGCGCCTTAGATAAATGGACTATGTATCCAGAATTTTGAGATTTACCTGACAAAATTTTGAAAATGCTAGGCTGAGCTATTCCCACAGCTTCAGCGAGCTGTGCCTGACTCATCCCTGCTTCTTTCATTGCCAGCTTAAGCCGTTCGGCGAGAGTTTCTGTATTCATGCCCGCGAACATATAACTGTGGTTATCCACCGTCAAATATCCATGGGTATTTACTTTATTTGAACTCATAGTTATTATTCTCGCTTTACAGACTAAAGGGTATAAGCATGGTTAATAAAGCTATTCAAAAAGCGATCCAATCTGTTGGAAGCCAAAAAAAGCTAGCCATACACGTAGGTGTTAGCCAGCCAAACGTATGGAGTTGGTTGCATAACAAAAAAAGGGTTTCTCCTGAAAATGTTAACGCGATTGTAGAAGCAACTAACGGAGCAGTTAAAGCCTATGAGATTAGGCCAGACCTACCTCAACTCTTTCCACATCCTATAAACCTGAGCTCCAAATAAGGAAAAATTTAAATGGATTCAATCACAACGTCGCGCAACAAAGCGCGTGACATCGAGAGTGAGATCGTGAGCCGTATTGCCGCCGAGGGGGTAACGGCAGTTGCGAAGAAATTGGGGGTCGACAAATCACAGGTTAGTCGCTGGCAGAGTCGAGGCGGTTTGGTTGAGAAGGCCAGCCGTTTACTTGCTGCTTTAGATTTCCAACAACCAGCAGGCATGGTGATCATCAAGGGCGATGAAACCGGTGAATTGGCCCAATGCCTGATTGGCATGCTTGAGCATATTCGTTCTAAAGAGGGGGGCGCCGGTGGATGAAAGGTTTGTTGAAACCGACAAGCGCTTTCGGGATAAGCGCGGCGTTATCGTGCGCATCATCAGTTACGACAGGCAGGAGCGTAGGGTCATCTTCATGCGGCCTGATTACGAACATCTGTGCTGTGTGCCCAAATGGTACTTCGAGAAGTATTTCATTGAGGTGGGAAAGAGCGACTGAACAGCGCCAACTGTCCAGTCGTGTACAGCGTTGCTTTTGGGAAGCGAGGTTAATTATGCGACAAAAACGGCGTAAGCCGCAACAGGAAACTACTGTACATAAAGACATGGCGCGCGAAGAGTTAGTGCGCCAGCATTCCCCTGAAGTCGGACGTCAGCTGCGCCAGGTACTGGAGCAGGTAAAGCGCGAGAGGTCAGGGCATGAGTAATACTGCTGAAATTATCCATTTTCGTGCTCACAAAGAGCATGGGGAGCTACGCATGGCCGATACCGATGACGGTTATACACGGCTGGCTAATGAGCTGTACGAAGAGCTGATCGGCGCTAACCTCACCCGTAACCAGGCGAAGGTAGCGCATGCTGTTTGCCGCAAAACTTATGGCTTTAACAAGAAGCTGGACCGTATTTCTGATAGCCAGATTTCTGAGCTTACCAAGCTGCCACGCCAGAAGGTAAACAAGGCCAAAAATGAGTTGATCGCCATGCGCGTTCTGCTCCGTGTAGGGATGCATATTGGCCCAAATAAGCACCTGTCTGAATGGCAAATACCGCAATGTCACCAAGATGGTGTCACTGTCACCAAATCAGTGACAAAAAGTGTCACCAAAACAGTGACAGGGTTGTCACCAAAACAGGGACACACAAAAGACACTATTCAAAAGACAATAAATACAGATCCCCCTAAAGCCCCCAAGGGGGAATTTTCGGAGGAAGTTTTATCACTGGCAAAACAGGTCCTGGATTATTACAACGAGGTCACAGGCACCACCTGCCGCTCTGCAGAAGCCTTTGCCGTTTTACTTACTGAACGACCATCCCGCGAAGCCTACACCGTTAATGACCTCAAGCTGGTGGTGCGCTGGGTCGCGGAGACGTGGAAACGCCGCAACGGTACGGTCGCCAAGCCCACGAACATCTGCCGTGTGAGCCGGTTCGACGGCTATCTGGCTGACGCCACCCAGTGGGATGAAAATCAGGTTGAGGTTGATTGCGATGCCGTGATCGATGCTTACAACGATTTAGCGGCCGGCCGTCTGATGTATGCCGAAATTGACGAAGACAGAGTGAAGGCTATCCGCCGTCTCGCTACACACTTCCCCCGTGAAAAAGCTGCAAACGAGTGTTTCCGTAATTACTTCAGTGCTTTTTTCAATGAGGCCCGCGCTTCCTATTTCGGCAAAAGCAACAGCGGCTGGCATGCCAACTTCGACTGGCTGATGAAGCCTGACACATTGCTTTTGGTGCGGAGGGGTAACCATGTCTGATCTGTATCTTGAAGCCAGCGTGCTGGGTTGCCTGCTTCATTCCGGTTTAACGCCTGATGCCTACGACGTGCTGGCTACCGTCGAGCCAGCAGCATTCACGAACCCGTTTTACTCAAGGCTGTATACCGAGATTAAGCGCCAGGCGACGCAGAAAAAAATGATTGATGCGCTACTGGTGGCTGAGGCCATGGGCAGTGAAAACGGTATTTTTGCTGACGTTATGGAAACCATGAAGATGGTGCCCAGTGCGGCGAACATGAAGGGCTATGCGAAAAGCCTAAATGAAAAATACATGGTCCGTGGCTTTGTCAGCCTCATGGAGAGCCATTACGAGAAAATCACCAGCGCTTACAACCACGATACCGCGATGGAAGGTATCCAGGACTTTACGCGCCAGCTGATGAACATCAGTCGGCCAGATGAAGAAGTGTTGCCAATCCGAGCCAGTGAGTTGCTTAACGGGTATATGGACACGCTCGAAAAACGCGTTGCCGGTGATGAAGAGTCAAACACCATCAAAACGGGCATCGATGATCTGGACGAAATCACAGGTGGTTTAAACGACACGGACCTGATCGTTATCGCTGCCCGCCCGGGAATGGGTAAGACCGAGCTGGCACTGAAAATCGCCGAAGGCATAGCCCAGCGCACTGTTTCACTCGGAACTGAGCGGGTGCAGCGTGGCGTTCTGATTTTCAGTATGGAAATGCAGGCAGGCCAGATCATTGAGCGCCAGCTGGCGAACGCGTCCAACGTATCCGTTTCCAAACTGCGCAAAGCCAGCCACCTCGATGATGAGGACTGGGGCCGGATCTCCATGGGGCTGGCTGAGCTTGCCAATCTCGATGTCTGGGTTGTCGATGCGACAAACCTCAGCATTGAACAAATCAGAGCGGTGGCCACTCGTCACAAAAACCGTTATCCGGGCCTGTCTCTAATCCTGGCTGACTATCTGGGGCTCATCAAAAAGCCATCGGCAGAACGTAATGACCTGGCGATCGGTGAGATTACACGCGGCCTCAAAACCATGGCGATGGAGCTTAATACGCCCGTTATTTGCCTCAGCCAGCTGTCGCGTGAAGTGGAGAAGCGGCCGAACAAGCGTCCGTTAAATGCCGATCTGCGTGACAGTGGCAGCATTGAACAGGACGCAGACGGCATCTGGTTCATTTATCGGGATGGTGCCTATAACCCAGACAGCCCGGCCGCGCACCTGGCTGAAATCATTATTGGAAAAAACCGTCATGGCCCACAGGGCGGCGTGGTTTATCAGGAATTCCGAAACGGCCATTTCCGTGAAACGGATAAGGCTATAGCGGCGCAGCTTGCCCGCGAGAAACCGGCATACAAAGGCAACGAATCTATGGGGAAATTATTTTGATCAGAATTTATGACATCACGCCGCTGGGCAAGCCCCGCCAGACTCAACGTGACCGCTGGGCAAAACGGCCGGCTGTTCTCCGGTACCGGGCATTTTGCGATGAAGTGCGCTTTAACCAAATCCAGCTGCCTGACAGCGGCTGTCACATCACGTTTGTATTGCCCATGCCCGACAGCTGGAGCAAAAAGAAGCGTGCGCAGTTCAGCGGCCAGCCCCACCAGCAAAGGCCCGATGTCGATAACCTGCATAAAGCGTTGATGGATGCCGTGTTTGAAGAAGACAGCGCCGTATGGGATGCACGTATTACAAAAATCTGGGGAGAAAAAGGGCAGATAAGGATCGAGAGCATTGCCTGAAATTATAAACGCAGCAAAATTCAGTAAGGAGAATCACCTTGAACCTTGAAAGCACGATAAAATTTTTCGCACCTAAATCACCGATGTTCAGAGATTCTCCACGGGCAACGGCCAGTGACAGCCTGGATATTTCAGATGTGATGGCATCCTTCGGGCTGACTGGCGCGCAGGCTCGTTTCGGATTTGAATTATTCCTGTCCAAGCATGGCATCACGTCCAGTGATCGCGCCGTTAAAATGTTAACTGAATTTGGTTTGAGTAAGGCGGGGCTTTTCCGGGCAGTCGCCGAACTCGATGAGAATATTAAACGCGAATTTGTGCAATTGCTCGCAACGTTTGCCTACATGGACTATTCGCGCAGCGCCGCAAGCCAGCGCCCCTGTACCTGTTGTAATGGTACCGGGTTTATCGACACGGAGGTATTCAGCACCAAATCACATATGCCCTTCGCGGCGCGTGATCTGGTCAAAGCCTCTGTGCGCTGGGGTGTTAAAGATTTCATACCATCCAGTTATGAAAAGGTCAGAGAGGTAAAAGAGATTCAGCGTGTCCGTTGCGGCACCTGTGAAGGGAAGGGCGTGATCAGCAATGCATGTCGCTGTCATGGTAAGGGTAAGGTGCTGGACATTGAGCAGAGCGAGATTCAGGGCGTACCTGTCATGAAAACCTGCACCAAATGCACCGGCCGTGGCTATGCGCGCCTGCCTGCTGAAACTGTTCGCCGTGCTGTTGGGTATGCCGTTATGGCAGTAAGCCAGCCAACGTGGTCACGCAATTTTAAACCGTTCTATGAAGCGCTCATTACCCAGTGCCACAAGGAAGAGTCCATAGCGGGCGATATGCTGCAGCGCGTGACCGGAAACAGCGAAATCAGGCACACGAAGCAATAAGATTTATCTCATGTATTGACGGCGTGAATAAAATGGACCATTATCACGCCAATGATGGGATTTCTCCGCGCTGTTCATCAGCCCATGCTTTACGAAATCACCTCAAACCCTAAATTAAGGCTCGCCACTGGCGGGCCTTTTTCATTTGCGCCTGCCCGTCATTTCCCATTACACGCCTTGTAACGAAGGGGTGGTGCGCAATCCATAACTGACTGTGCAAACACAGTTTCCATTCATTGGCTACCCAGCGGCAGCGCGGTGCTTTTTCATTCGACACGAAAAAGGCTAACCGGGCTTGTCCAGTTCAGAAAGTAGACAATTCCTAATTGGACAAGTCCCCGCACGGGGGTGGATATGAAAATTATGCCTGACAAAATTGCATCAGGGGTTACCTACTGCGCGTCGGGTGGCCTGGTCTGTAACGGCCTTTTCAACTGGTACGACTGGGTTTATCACCTGGACTGGAATTTTATCGGTCTGGTCAGTGGCGTGATGCTCGGGATCGCGACCTTTGTCGTGAACGCGTATTACAAGCGGAAAGAGAGCAACCGGGAAGAACTGGCCAGAAAGTTTGAGGCGGAGCAGGAGAGTTTACGCACTGCGGCGATCCAGAGTTATTTAAACCGATCACCCTCGCATGACGAGGACAAAGCGCCAGAGGTGGTTGATACGGTCAACAAGGCTTTGAAGCTGGCGGAGAAAGCATAATGGCTATTTCACCCGCTTTGCGTAAAAGCCTCATCACAGCTGCTGGTGGCGGTGCGTTAGCCATCGCGGCTGTTCTGATCCCGAGCCTCGAAGGTAACTCTTACACGCCATACCGTGACGTCGGCGGCGTCTGGACTGTGTGTAACGGCATTACCGGACCGGATGTTATTCAGGGGAAAACCTACACGCAGAAAGAGTGCGATGCGCTTCTGCAAAAGCACCTGAAACCCTATGCCCGGTCGGTGGAAAGGTCCGTAAAGGTTCCGTCGAATGCATATCAGAAAGCCGCTCTTATCAGTTTTAGCTATAACGTCGGTGTTAATGCATTCGAGCACTCATCGGTACTGCGCAACCTTAATGCCGGCCACTATCAGCAAGCCTGCGATGGCCTTCGCAGTTGGGTATACGTTGACCGCGTGAGGATTCAGGGGCTGGCGAACCGCCGTGACGTTGAGCGGGAGATCTGCAACTGGAGCCTGAACCCATGACATGGCTACTGACTAACTGGCGTGTTGTGCTGGCGTTTCTGCTGGTGGTGCTCTTAGCCGGGTTGCTACTAGCTGTGGGGCGCTATCGCGATAACGCCGTTCATTTTCGCGATCAGCGCGATACACAAAAAGCAGTAGCGGACAGCCTCCAGGTGACCATCAATGACATGCAGCGCCGCCAGCTGTCTGTCGCGGCGATTGATGCCAGATACACGAAGGATTTAGCCGATGCGCAAAAAACCATTAGCGATCTGCGTAGGGATGTCGATTCTGGGGCTAAGCGCCTGCGCGTCTCAGCCAAATGTGATCGGCCAGTGTCCGGTAAATCCTCCGCCACCCGCGTGGATGATGATGACGGCCCCCGACTTACAGACGCCGCTCAACGGGATTATTTCACCCTCAGAGAGCGAATCGAAACCCTCACAAAGCAACTGACCGGCCTACAGGATTATGTGCGTCAGGTTTGCTTAACTCCCGCACCCTCAAAAGGTAAATAAGCCCATGTACACCACTACCGCACTCATTACGTGGGCGCTGATTGCGCTCGTCACTGGTTTTGCCGCTGGCTGGCTGGTGGGCCTGTTCCGCTGGAAAAACAGCCCTGTTAAAGCTGAGGTCGAATCCACTGCTATTCGTGACGGCTGGCACGATGTAGAGCAGCGCTTTCAGGCCCAGATTGACGAACTGAAAAGCAAACTGGATGAGCAGGCAATCGCTCAACCGCAGGAGGCGAAGAGTGAAGCGCCAAAAAAGATTTAACCGATGCCCTGTTGCAGATGAACAGGAAACTACCCATGAGAGAGGAAGTAAAGATGCCCGATGAAGTAATTGAAGACAGCACCCTGAATACCGCCGTACCGGCTCCAGTCATTGCATCGACCGATAACACCGATGCAATTCTGGCTAAGGTGAAAGAGCTGCTTAAGGTGGCTGGCCATGACGTCGAAGCGCTGTTCGACGATGTGGTGGCACTGGCTAAAAAGCTGGCGTAAGCATCACAAGGCGCATTTGCGAGTGCGCCTGATGATGATAATCGGGCAAAATACCTTCATTAAATAAATGGAGGTACAAGTGAATTATATCTATCAACTGTTGATTGGCCTTTTATCAGGGTCGTTCGCCGCATGGTTAACAACGTTTCTGGCCTTGAGACGTTTTTATAATGAAAAATGGTGGGAAAAACGAGCCTCCGCTTTCATAGAAATAACTGATGCAGTTTATAAAATTAAGACTGAGTATGAGTATTATTGTGACCGCACCGAGTTTAGGCGAGCGCCTGATGAGTTCCCAAATTTTATATTGTTAGATGAAACACGCATGGCTGAGATGCAAAGCGAATCATCTAAAGCAATGAGCGTAATAAATAAATATAGTCAGGTTGGTCCGTTGCTTATAACTCAACAGGTATCAAATCTGTTAAGCAACTATCTAAAAGCAGAGAGAAAAATTAATAATGAGGTTTACTTTGAAGGTTTAGACGCTGACGAGGCTGAGGCTAATTTGTTAGAGATAACGTCGAAGCTACTTTTAGATTTAGTACTGGCTTCCAAAAAAGAGTTAAAGTCAGACTAACCGCCTACGGGCGGTTTTTTATTGGAGTAAATATGTCGCGCCTTAAAGTCGAAATCTTCCCTCCAGCCAATGCAGACGTTAACGCAGTGCTGGATGAGATAGAACGTAAGTATGCCTGTAAAACTGCCGGGCCAGAAACCATTGCCGATATGGAACGCGAGGCCGCCAGGCTGATTCGCCGTCTCATAACCACCAAAGTGACTTTCGTCAGGAACTGATATGAGCGAACGACCCATGCCGCCAGAGCATTTAGTAGAGGAGTTTAAGCCGTACATTTCTCTCATTCCTGCTGATGAGGTCTGGTATTGGGTGCAGGAGCAAATCATCAGCAGTGATGGCCGGTTGCATAATTCCGATCATGCGCATCTGGCTGAGGCTGATATAGCGTTTTTGTGGGCCGCTACAGCATTCACCAAAAAAGGGCGTACCGTTCTGGGGCAGGCTGAGGAAGTGATGATGCGTGCCGGGGGCTGGCAAAAAGCCCGAATGGAACAGCAGATGTATGAATGGTTTGGCCGTAAGCCTGATTTCATTATTACCCTGGCTGCTGATTTCTGCATGAACTGTAGTGATCTGGAGTTTTGCGCGTTGGTTGAGCATGAGCTTTATCACATTGCACAAAAAACAGACGAATTTGGCGCGCCTGAGTTTACGCGCGACGGCCAGCCCAAGCTTTGCATGCGTGGGCATGACGTTGAAGAGTTTACAGGCGTTGTTCGCCGCTACGGCGCCAGCGAAGAAGTTAAGCAGCTTATCGACGCTGCCAGCCAACCAGCAGAGGTGGCATACATAGACATAGCCAGAGCGTGCGGTACATGCATGCTGAGGCTCGCATAAACCAGGACAGAGTAGGACGGATGGTAAACTATGGCGGCGCTTAAACCAGAAGTTAAAGCCTTTATAGTTCAATCCGTTGCGTGCTTTGATACACCTTCGCAGGTGGCAGAGTCCGTCCTGAAAGAATTTGGCGTGAAGATTAACCGCCAGCAGGTTGAGCAACACGACCCTACGAAGGCCAGCGGCAAGAAGCTGGCAAAGAAATGGGTGGACATGTTCAACGACACGCGCAGCAGGTTTCAGACGCAAATAGCTGACATCCCGATCGCCAATAAGGCTTACCGGCTTCGGACGCTTGACCGCATGGCGACGCGCACCGAAACCATGAAGAACTTTGCGCTTACTGCTCAGTTGATCGAGCAGGCGGCGAAAGAGGTGGGCGACGCGTACACCAACAGGCTGAAGGTGGAAAGCACCGGGGCTAATGGTGGGCCTATCAAAACCGAGAATGTTTCGCTGACCTCTGACGACGCCGCAGAGCTATACCGCAAGATGATGGGATAACTTCATGAAATAGCGGTTACGTTCCCTTTTTCGCCTATGCATTTTCGGGCCACTTTTATGCACCGTTTATGCAGTCCTTTTTCAGCATTTTCGCAATGAAATCATCAGGAAATACGCCTTTGGCAGCTAACTGCGCGTGAGTGCTGTTTCGCCAGGTCGGGTAATGTCCATTATGTTAAATAGGGCTGAATTCAGCCCTATTTATTATTTTCAATTATACGGTTTCATCACGGATGTCAGTTGTGGGGCCATTCCTTTGAACGGACGCAATACCGGTTTGACAATCCTGTTTTGATGAATACATTTTGCTTGTTGCGATAACATCATGGTCATCGGATTTTAAAACAAAATAATATTGGGGTCCGTCTCCCATCAGTACTTCACCCAGTAATGCTTCACCTAGTTCAGCGTTGCTTTTTTGTATAACGTAATAGCCCATGAGGTATCTCCTTATTCCGTCGCACAATGCGGCGGTAAAACAATATTCAATCATTCACAAAACTGATCAATTGATACACCTCAATATTTTAGGTAAATCTGATGCCGATCCCATTTCCGTTCGATTTCAAGAACCCTGACTATACGCAGGTGTTTGAATGGCGGATGGAAAGGCTACAACGCATCCGTGCTAAACCCGAAGTGCTGCCAGCGCTAAAAGCGTTCTACCGCGACAATCCTGCCCAGTTCATTATCGACTGGGGTATCACGACAGACCCGCGAAATCTTGATTACGGCCTGCCCGTGTCCATCCCGTTCCTGCTGTTTCCCAAACAGGAAGAGTGGATTCAATGGATTATGGACCGCCGCGGCAAACACGAAAACGGCATCACCGAGAAAAGCCGTGAAATGGGCCTTAGCTGGACCTCAATCGGCCTGGCCTGCTCAATGTGTCTCTTCAATAAAGAAATGGTGATCGGTTTCGGTTCGCGTAAAGAGGAATACGTGGACAGTACCGGCGACCCGAAGGCGCTATTCTGGAAAGCGCGTAAGTTCGTCGAAATGCTGCCCGTTGAGTTTCGCGGAGACTGGAGCGCGAAGAAGCATGCGCCCTACATGCGTGTTGAGTTTCCGACTACCGGCGCAGTGCTCAAGGGTGAGGCGGGCGACAATATTGGGCGTGGTGACCGTACCACGCTTTATTTCGTGGATGAGGCCGCGTTCCTGATGCGTCCCATGCTGATCGAAGCCTCTCTGTCACAAACCACGCGTTGCCGTATCGACCTTTCATCGGTTAACGGCATGGCTAACCCGTTTGCGCAAAAGCGTCATGGCGGGCGCATTCCGGTATTCACCTTTCACTGGCGCAGCGACCCGCGCAAGGATGACGAGTGGTACCGCAAGGAGTGCGAGAAGATTGATAACCCGGTTGTGGTTGCTCAGGAGCTTGACCTCAACTACGCCGCATCGGCTGAGGGCGTGCTGATACCGAGCGATTGGGTGCAGGCCGCTATCGATGCGCATATCCATCTGGGCATCCAGCCCACCGGGAAACGCCTGGGCGCCATGGACGTGGCCGACGAGGGCAGGGATAAAAACGCCTTCTCATCGCGTCATGGCTTCCTGCTGGAGAACATCCGCGAGTGGTCAGGCGTAGGCAGCGACATTTACGGATCGGTAGAGAAAGTCTTTGGCTACTGCGAAGAGGACCAGCTCGAAGAATTTCGCTTCGACGAGGACGGCTTAGGCGCGGGCGTGCGCGGTGATGCGCGTGCCATCAACGAACTGCGCAAAGTGGCTCGCCGGCCGATGATACTGGCCACGCCGTTTCGTGGCAGCGGTGGCGTGTTCGATCCGGATGATGAGGCGGTCCGCGGCGACAACGGCCAACAGGCCAGACTGAATAAGGATTTCTTTGCCAACGCCAAGGCCCAGAGCTGGTGGTATTTGCGCAAACTCTTCCAGAACACCTATCGCGCTGTAGTCGAGGGGATGGCCTACAACCCCGATGAAATCATATCGATCAGCAGCGCCATGCCGAACAAAGACAAACTGGTCATCGAATTGTCTCAGCCGACCTACTCAATAAACGGCGTGGGAAAAATCGTCGTGGACAAACAGCCTGACGGCACCAAATCGCCTAACCTGGCTGACTCAGCGATGATCAACTATGCCCCAATGAACAGCGATCTGGACATCTGGATGCGCCTGTAACGAGGAAACGATGGCACGTAAACAAAACAGCAGCGCCGCGCGAACTCCCCAGGCTACGGCGGACAGTTACGACAACTTCATGGCCCGTGTGGGCATGCAGCAGCAGAACCAGCATGCCGCATCGTCATACCGGGCTAACTTCACCAGCCGCAACCGGCTACAGATTGAATGGGCATACCGCTCATCGGCCATCATTGGCTCTGCGGTTGATGCGGTCGCTGATGATATGACCCGTAAGGGCATTCGCATCACCTCCGAGATTGAACCGAAAGAGCGTGGCGTAATTGAGTCATTGTTCGATGAGCTGGAACTGTGGGACCGCCTGAACGACACGATCAAATGGTCGCGCCTCTATGGCGGAGCGGTCGGCTTCATCATGATCGAGGGCCAGGCTCCGTTTACGCCTCTGCGGCTGGAGACTATCGGCGAAGGTAAGTTCAAAGGGATTCTGCCGCTCGACCGCTGGATGATTAACCCTAACCTGCAGCGTCGCATTAGGGATATGGGCCCGAATCTCGGGAAGCCGGAACGATACGACGTGGTGACTACTGCAACGGGGATACCCGCCTGGAGCATTCATCACAGCCGCCTGATCCGCTTCGATGGCGTAACACTGCCTTATCAGCAGGCCCAGACAGAAAACGAGTGGGGCATGTCCATCATCGAACGCATCTGGGACCGACTGACCGCGTTTGACAGTGCAACCATGGGCGCGGCTCAGCTTGTCTATAAAGCCCACTTAAGAACATACAAGGTTGATAAACTTCGAGAAATTATCGGATTGGGTGGTAAGGCGTACGAAAATCTGCTGAAAAATTTGGATCTCATACGCATGTACCAGAGCAATGAAGGCATGACCCTCATGGATGGTAAAGATGTCTTCGAGACTCACCAGTATTCGTTTGCTGGTCTTGATGACGTGATCAGCCAGTTCGCTGAGCAAATAAGTGGCGCGACGGGGATCCCGCTGGTGCGTCTCTTTGGCCAGTCGCCCAAAGGTTTTTCTACCGGCGATGCTGACCTGTCGAACTATTACGACACCATAGGTACGCAGCAGGAGCGCCGTTTGCGTCAGCCACTGCGTAAGCTGTTCGACGTGATGTATCGCTCTGAGCTGGGCAAGCCGTTGCCCGATGACTTCACGTTTGAGTTTAACCCGCTCTGGCAGATGTCGGACGTTGACCGTTCGACGGTCGCGACCAACACTGTTAACGCCATCGTGGCTGCCGTTGATGCCGGGCTGATGACCGTCAAGGCTGGCATGACTGATTTGCGTGAAAATGCAGACGTCACCGGCGTGGGCGCATCCATCACCGATGAGGATATCGAGAATGCGGAAGATGAAACGCCGCCAGGGTTCAGCGAACGGACTGACGACCCGGAGCCTGCCGAAGCAGGCGGAAAACCGGTACCGGACCAGCCTACGGCGGATAGCGCAGGCGGTGGGCGACATCGTAAATGGCCGCTACGATGGTTCAAATGACAGCGTTACCGACATCATGGACGCGCTTGAGCGCTACAGCGATATCATTGACGGCTGGGCCAACCGTGTTGCAACAGGCTTTGCTACGGATCTGGAACGCCACAGCGAAAGGGAGTGGCGGCGTAACAGCCTGCTAATCGGGAATGAGCTTCGCCACATTATCAGTAGTACGCCCACAGGCCAGGTGATGCAGAGCATCGTCGCTGAACAGGTGAAGTACATAAAGTCGCTGCCGCTTGAAGCCGCTGATCGCATCTACGATATCCAGAACAAAGCCATTGAGGCCGTTGCATCGGGCCGCCGTGCTGATTCTTTTGCGAAGGAAATAGCGGCATCCGGTGATGTGGCAATCTCCCGGGCAAAACTCATCGCACGGACCGAAACAGGTCGGGCGGTCACCGCCCTGACGCAGGCCAGAGCGCTTGCCAGTGGTTCAGCAGGCTACATCTGGCGCACGGCAGATGACGGTGATGTGCGTCACTCGCATCAGGAGATGGAGGGAAAGTTTGTTAACTGGACTGACCCGCCCACTCTTGATGGCATGACTGGCCACGCTGGCGCGTTACCCAACTGTCGCTGCTGGTGTGAAGTCATATTCCCACAAAATCAACAGGCCGCTGAATAGCGGCTTTTTTTATGCCTGAAATCCGCAGGTGAACAATGAAATACCTTTTTAATTCCCGTCTGGGTGAAACCCGCTTCCGGCTTGCTGACGGTTCATTGCTGTGCAAAGACGTCCCGATCGCCCGCACAGGTTCACAGCTTTACAGCGCGCTGGACCTGCCAAAGCTTGAGGCGGATTCAGACGGCGAAATTGTTGTCGAGCGCACCGATGATGAGGTGTTCAACCCCGAGACGCTCGCATCCTTCGAGGGTATGACCGTCACCATCCTTCACCCGGAGGATGGCGCAGGGAATATCAAATTTGTCGATCCGGAGAACTGGCGCGAACTGGCCGTTGGTCATGTTCAGAACGTACGGCGCGGTAGCGGCTCACAGTCAGACCTGATGATTACTGACCTCATCATTAAAGATGAAGAGGCAATCGACTACATCGAAAACGGGCTGCGCGAGGTTTCGTGCGGTTACGACGCCGAGTATCAGCAAACCGCCATAGGCAAGGCAAAGCAGTACCAAATCACCGGAAACCATGTGGCTCTCGTCCCAAATGGCAGGGCCGGATCACGTTGCGCAATTGGAGACAGAAACACGATGGCAACTAAACAAAACTGGTTCACTCGCTTAAAACGCGCTGTGAAAACAGGCGATGCAGACACCATGAATGAGCTTCTGGAGTCGCCGCCGTCGAGCATGACGGGCGATGAAGGTGGTGATTTACCGCAGGGCGTTAACCTCAGTATCAATCTGGCGCCACAGCATCCCATGCCGGACCGTGATCCGGAAATGGGTGGGCTCAAGACTGGCGACAATGAAGAGCAAATTCCGCCCTGGGCGGCGGCGATCATCGCGCGTCTCGACAAGCTGGAGGGTAAAACCGCAGACAGCAGCGATGACGAAGAAGATAAGCGCAAAACGGGTGACTCAGACGATGAGGACAAAGAGAAGCCAGTGACCGCAACGGGCGACTCTGCTTATCGTGCAGAACTCATCATGCCCGGTATCGACCTGACCCAGGCAATGAAGCCCACGGCGTTTAAACGTCATGTGCTGGCCTCAGCTGATCAGGCGCTGGTGCGTCAGATTGTGGGTGATGCGGCTATCAAACAGTTGCCGAAAGCGCACGTAGAAATGGCATTCACCGCCGTTTCCGAACTGGCGAAAGGGCGCAACACGCAGGCCATCCGCACCGGCGACAGCCTGCGCCAGTCAGGCAACTCGAATGCTGACCTCAATCAGCAGAATAAAGACTTCTGGAATAAACGCTGAGGCAACTCCCAATGAATAACACGATTCTTTACCGGATGCCTGTTGGCATCGCCGGTGCAATCTCACGCCCGCAGGATCTTACCGTTGAACCGGTAATTATCAGCGCTTCAAACGCGTTTTCGGCCTATGGCCTGGCGGGAAAATTTTCAGGTGGCCTTTTCGTGCCGCTGGCTGACGGTGATACCGCTGATTTGATTCAGGGGATCTACGTTCGCCCGTATCCGACCACCTCAACGCCCGATCTGGTCCGCCAGGTGGGTTCAGATAAAAACTTTGCGGGCGATGCGCTGAAACGCGGCTACATGAGTGTGTTTGTGGGTACCGATGCCACCGCCATTACAAAGGGCGCGCCTGTATATGTGGTGTTGAGTGCCGATGCCAGCATTACCGTTCCGCTGGGCGGTTTTATGGCGACGGCTGTCAACGGCAAAACGGCGGTGCTGCCAAATGCGCAGTTCACTGGTGCGGGCGATGCCAACGGCAACGCTGAAATTTCCTACAAGATTTAAGGACACAAAATGCAGACTTTTGACCAACGCACCATTGACGGCACCGGTGCTTTCCTGGTCGGCGAGCTTGAGCGTCTCGACCAGACGCTGAACGCGCCGCTGGTAAGCTACACCTGGACGCGTGACATTCAGTTACGCGAAGACGTTTCAATTGCAGATGACATATCGAGCTGGACCAATACCAGTTTTGCCGCAGCCGGTTCAGGCGCGAATCCCAACGGGAAAAACTGGGTAGGTAAAGACTCCACGGCGATCGCCGGTGTGAACGTCAATATCGACAAAGCCGGTAACCCCCTGAACCTCTGGGGCATGGAACTGGGCTGGACAGTTATCGAACTTAAGGCTGCTGAGCAGGTCGGGCGCCCGATCGATACCCAGAAGTATGAGGGTATGCAGCTGAAATGGCAGATGGACAACGACGAGCAGGTTTATATCGGCGACAGCGCGCTCAACCTCAAAGGGTTGCTTAATCTCGATGGCGTGACGCTGAACAATGCCCCTCAGACATGGGCAGCCTCCACCAACGACCAGATTCTGGACAGCGTGAACTCAGTGCTGACAGATGCCTGGAAAGCGTCGGCGTATTCGGTGGTTCCGACAGAACTGCGCGTGCCGCCAGAGCAGTATGCGCTGCTGGCCAGCCGTAAGGTGTCGGAGGCGGGCAACATGTCGCTGCTGACCTACCTTTCGACCAACACCATCGCTTTCCATAACAACGGCCAGCCTCTGGAAATCAAAGCCATCAAGTGGCTGAAAGGGCGCGGCGTGGGCGGCAAGGACCGTATGATCGCCTACACCAACGATAAAAAGTATGTCCGTTATCCGCTGGTGGCGCTGCGCAGCATCCCGATCCAGTATCGCGGCCTTTATCAGCTGGTGACCTACTACGGCAAGCTGGGCGCAGTCGAGCCAGTTTACCGTGAAACCATTGCCTATAAAGACGGCATCTGACCCCCTTTAACAAGCCCCTTCGGGGGCTTTACCGGAGCCTGACATGGCAAAGAAAACACAGGTAGAAATTCTGGTTCACACGCCGTTTGTCTTCACCGACGCGAAAGGGGAGCAGACGGGATTTCTCGTCGGCCGTCACAGCGTTGATAAAGACGTCGCTGAACACTGGTTTGTTGTGGCCCATTCTGACCAAACCGGCAATGTAACAACCTCGGGAAGTGACGAAGAGTTACTGGCCGAGATTGACGGCCTTAAAACGCAGCTGGAGCAGCAGACAAAAGTAATCGCTGACCAGACTGAAGAAATTCAGGCGAAAGGCAAGGCGCTGGAAATGCTGACTAAAGAGCTGGAAGCTCTTAAACAGCCGAAGGAAAAATAAAAAATGGCGAGAAATGTGTCACTTCCGACAGTGGCCGACTTTCGCCACGATTTTCCCCAGTTCGCTGACGAGGCGAAGTTTCCCGATTCCCAAATCACATTCCGCCTGAATCTTGCCGATCGCCTGCTCAATGAAAACGTTACGGGCCGCGAGCTTTTCCCGTATTTCACCGGGCTTTTCGTGGCGCATTATCTGGTGCTCTTTGCTGCCGATCGTCGTGCGTCACTCACGGGCGGTGCAGGCGGTTCAACCAACGGTGTGCAGGCGTCCAAGTCGGTGGACAAGGTGAGCGTGAGCTATGACACCGGATCCACGCTGAATGCCGATGCCGGTTTCTGGAACAACTCACGCTACGGTGCGGAGTTCTGGCAGTTGATCATGATGTTCGGCGCGGGGGGGCGGCAACTGTGAAATCCGGTCTTGTTCTCCGTGCGGACAATGCACAGGCGGTGCTTGATGCGCTCAAAACGCTGGGTAAGCGCGACGTGCTGGTGGGTATTCCGTCTGACCGCGCTGAGCGCACTGACGGGATGGAAATCAACAACGCCGAACTGGGCTACCTGCACAGTTTTGGCGGCACCATCCGCGTGCCGGAGCACATGACCACCGTTTACCGCCAGATTGATGATGACGGCAGCTTTAAACGCAACGGGCAGTTTGTGCAGCAGGCGAAAAGCAACTTTGCCACGCAGCATAAAGTCGCTGCCTACAGCGTGCAGCTGCCGCCGCGTCCGTTCCTGCACATGGGGGTGGCGCAGTCGCGCGAAAAGGTGGCTGCGCTGATGAAGCAGGCTGCTTTTGAAGTCCTGAGCGGTAATGCGTCCGCTGCCGAAGCCATGCTGAACCGCGCAGGGACTGAGGCGGTAAACGCTGCCAGAAACGTCATCACGGCAGGTGACCAGCTTACCCCGCTTGCCGAAGCCACGTTACGCGCCCGCCGCAGCCGGGGCCGCAGCGGCACAAAACCGCTCTATGACACCGGGCAGCTTTTACGCTCGATCACCTACGTCGTGAGGGATAAAAATGCCGGATCTTGACGTAACAGACATCCTTTTCGATCCCGACTTCTGCGACACCACCTTAGTTGTAAAGCGCCGCAGCATGGCCGTGAATGATGATGGGTTCGGGAAAAATACCGTCACCAGTTCCCCGTTTGCGGGCGTGGTAACGGTGGACAAGTCGCTGGAAAGCCGCAGGCTTGAGGCGGGGCAGGTGGTGCATGGTGCGATCCTGATCGTCACCACAGAACGCCTGACGCAGGGCCAGACCGGACGGGATGCGGACATTGTGACGTATCAGGGGCGCGATTACCGCGTGTCGTTTGTCGATCCGTACACCGCATACGGCGCGGGCTTCGTTCAGGCGCACTGCGAACTGTTGCCGTTTGACGGAGGTACGCCCGTTGAGCAGTAACACCACCGGCCAGCCCGGCTGGCTCACCCCGCAGCAGGCCACGACTGACTACGACACGCCGCTGGACGTGCACCTCAGCCAGTGGATCCGCAACGTTTCAGGGCTGGCAGCCGGTCGCGTCATTGCCCGCTGGCAGCCTGACCAGCCCGCCATTCCCCCTGCCGATGTTAACTGGTGTGCATTCGGCGTGACGGGCATTGCTGCCGATGCCGGTCCCGCGTTTATTAACCAGACAGAGTCTGACGCCGAACAGTGGCGGCATGAGCTGGTGGAGTGCCTGGCATCCTTTTACGGGCCAGCTGGCCAGCAGGTTGCTGCGCAGTTTCGGGACGGGCTCGCCGTGAATCAGAACAACGACACGCTGGGCCAGTGGGGATTAACCCTGGCGGACTGCGACAGCATCCGGCCCGCGCCGGAACTAATTAACAATCAGTGGGTACGCCGTTACGACGTGATGGTTCGCCTGCGCCGCAAAGTGATCAGCACCTGGGGTATCCAGTCGCTGACCGACGCCCCTTTCAGTATTTCAGGAGAATAACCCATGCCGCAGGGCTTACCCGTTTCAAACGTTGCCAGCGTGGACATTATTATGTCGCCGAGGGCGGCGGCGGGCCGTAACTTTGGCTCACTGCTCATCCTGGGTAGCGCAACCATCATTCCGCTGACCGAACGTATCCGCCTGTATACCTCGGCGGCAAGCATCGGAACCGATTTCGGCACCAATAGTGAGGAATACCTTGCTGCCGTGGCGTACTTCTCACAGTCGCCGACGCCTTCGCAGGTGTATGTCGGTCGCTGGGCGAAAACGCTGGCGGCGGCAGAGGTCGGTAAGGTTGAAACTTTACTCGATGGCGTGAACGCCTGCCTGGGCTTTACCAACTGGTACGGGCTCGGGGTAACGTATGACGCCGATCGTAAAGATGACGACCTGCTGCCGGTATGCGCCGCGATTGAGTCCTCATCGTTAAGCCGCATTCTCGCAGTCACCACGAAAAACACCGATGCTCTGCTCACTACAGTGAACACCGATATCGCGTCGAAAGTGAAAGCGGCGAAATACAGCCGCACGTTCGTGCAGTATTCATCCACCAGTAATTACGGGGCAATTTCGGCGTTTGGCCGTGCCTTTACCGTAGATTTTAACGGGTTCGGTACCACCATCACGCTGAAATTCAAGCAGGAGCCCGGCATCACCTATGAAAGCCTGACGCCCGCACAGGCGGCCGCGCTGGATGCGAAGAACTGCAACGTTTACGTGTACTACGCCAACGACACGGCCATTCTGCAGCAGGGCGTCATGGGCAACGGTGATTTCTTCGATGAGCGCCACGGCCTCGACTGGCTGCAGAACTACGTACAGACCAACCTCTTTAACCTGCTGTACACCAGCGGAACGAAGGTGCCGCAGACCGATGCGGGTAACACGCGCATCATGGCAAACGTGGAAGCCTCAATGGACCAGGCGGTGAACAACGGTCTGATCGCCCCTGGCGTCTGGAACGGCGGCCAGATTGGCCAGCTTTCCCCGGGCGATACCCTGACCAAAGGGTATTACGTCTACATGGCTGCGATTTCATCTCAGGCACAGGCTGACCGCGAAGCGCGTAAGTCGGTACCGGTTCAGGTGGCCTGCAAGCTGGCGGGAGCAATCCATTACGCCAGCGTTCAGATTAACGTCATGCGCTGAGGAAAATAATCAATGAGTGCATACAGCTTTATGGATATCACGGCCTCGCTGACGGGGCCGACCGGCATTATTGACCTTGGCTATGGCTCCGCAAACTCTGATGAGGGGATCGTGGTCACCATGTCTGAGGCCAAAAACACCATGACGATCGGCGCTGACGGCGAGGTAATGCACAGCCTGCATGCAGGCAAAGCCGGGACCGTCACCGTCAACCTGCAGAAAACGTCACCCGTGAACAAGAAACTGTCCCTGATGTACAACGCGCAGTCGGTTTCGTCCGCGCTGTGGGGCAATAACGTGATCGTCCTGCGTAACAAGTCGTCCGGTGACATCGTGACCGCACGCGCCTGCGCGTTTCAGAAACAGCCAGACTGGAACAACCCGAAAGTTGCCGGCAACGTCTCCTGGGTGTTTGATGCGGGCAAAATCGACGAAATCTTAGGGGAGTTCTGATTATGCAGTTTGAAATTAAAGGCATCCGCTACAGCGCCCACAAACTGAGTGTGTTCGACCAGCTTAAAGTGTCACGCAAGCTGCTGCCTGTGCTGGCCGGTTTGCTGGCTGAATTTGGCAGCATCCAGAACCTTTTGCCGAAATCTCAACCGGTGCAGGGTGCAGACACAGAAAAGGCGAGCGAATTTACCCGCTATGCCCCGGTGTTCGAAAAGCTGCTGCCAGTGGTGGCGGACAAACTCGCAATGCTGAGTGAAGAAGATACCAACGCGATCATCTTTCCGTGCCTGGCAGTGGTACAGCGTGCGCACGGTAAAGATCGCTGGGTACCGGTTGCGCAGGGCAACGACCTGGCATTCGACGATATTGACCTGTTCAGCATGCTGCAGATTGTCGGTCGCGTGGTGGGCGACAGCCTGGGAAATTTTTTGCCCGCACTCCCAGAGAAAGAGACGGAGGGCCAGCAGTCACAGGGCTGACGCTCGACACGTTGCCGGATGGCGAGGATTTTCTGATGCGCCCTGTCATTGAGGGCGTGTGTCGCTATGAATCCCTCACAGACGGCACGTTAGACCTCGCCGATTTTGCACGTATGAACGACTGGTTGGATTTAAAGGCCGACAACGAAGCCCGCATAGCCCGCTGGAGAGCCGCGAATGAACGCTGATGTTATCAAGGATTTTTTAATCTCCCTGGGTTTTCAGGTGGACGAGTCCGGCGCGAAGAAGTTTGACGCCACGATAGCGGCTACAACGCTGCAGGCGGTAAAGCTGGGCGCAGCGGTCGAGGCGGCGGCGCTGTCGGTGGTGGCGTTTACGGCCAAAATCGCCAGCGGGCTGGACAACCTCTACTGGATGTCGCAGCGCACCGGGGCAACGGTGGCGGGCATTCAGCAGATTGGTTTTGCCGTGTCGCAGCTGGGCGGTACCGTTGACGGGGCGCGGTCATCGCTGGAAAGCCTCGCCCACTTTATGCGCAACAACCCGGGCGCGGAGGGCTTTCTCAACCGCCTGGGCGTGCAGACGCGTGACGCCAGCGGCAACATGCGCGACATGGCCAGCATTTTTACGGGCGTCGGCGATAAGCTGCGCAATATGCCGTATTACCGCGCCAGCCAGTACGCACAGATGCTGGGCATTGATGAAAACACGCTGATGGCAATGCGCCGTGGCGTGGGCCAGTTCTCCGCGCAGTATACGCAGATGGCAAAGGCCATTGGCTATAACGCCGATACGGCCGCCGTGAGCTCTAACCGTTTCATGACCTCTTTGCGGTCGTTCGGTGAAATGGCGGGCATGGCGCGGGATAAAATCGGCTCAAACCTTGCGGGCGGTCTGGCGGGCTCCATCGACAGCCTGCGCAAACAGGTAATCGATAATTTTCCCAAAATCGAAGCGGCGCTGACGGGCGGGATAAAACTCATTCTCTGGCTGGCTGACACCATAGGAAAAGTGGTTTTCCGGCTCATCGAGGCGGCGGGCGACATCCGCGACTGGTGGAACACGCTGGACAAGAGCACGCGCCAGCTTATCGAAATTTTCGGCGGGCTGGTGGTTGCCTGGCGCGTGCTGAATTCTGCATTTCTGATGTCGCCGGTGGGGATCGTCACAGCGTTAGGCCTGGCAATCTTCGCGCTTTATGACGATTACAGGGTGTGGAAGGAAGGCGGCAAAAGCCTGATCGACTGGAAAAAGTGGCAGCCGGATGTTGACGCTGCCCTTAAAGCCATAAAGGAACTTAAATCATCGCTCAGGGACGCGGGCGATCAGGTTGCGCGCCTGCTCAACATCGACCTTAAAAACTGGACGCTGAAAAGTGATATTGCCAGCCTGACAAAGCAGTTTGGCGAGTTCGGTAAAATGCTGTCGATGATCGGCGACCTGCTCAGCGCCATTAACGAGGGCCGCTGGTCTGATGCCGCCCGCATTGGCAGTCAGATACTGCACCAGGGTAAAGAAAATCCCGATGCGATGCCTGTCGTGTCATCCAGCGCAAACAATGCCGCCGACTGGTTTAAAGACAAAACCGGCTTTGATCCGCGCAGCATAGGCCAGACCGTTAACGGCTGGTTTGGAGACGGCAAGCGTCCGCAGCCGACAAAAGACGGCGCCGCGCTGCTGGGCTGGATGCAGCCTGCGATGCAAAGGCTGGAACAGCTTTACCGGCTGCCGGAAGGACTGCTGCGGAGTGTGGCAATAGCCGAATCATCCGGTAATCCCAACGCCGTTTCCGGTGCCGGTGCGCAGGGGCTTTTTCAGCTGATGCCGGGTACCGGTCGCGATATGGGGCTGGGCCGTGGTGAAGCGTTCGACCCGATGAAGGCTGCACAGGCGGCGGCAAAGTACCTTTCTCAGTTGCTGAAAGCCAACGGCGGCGACCTGACCAAAGCGCTGGCCTCGTATAACTGGGGCCTGGGCAACGTCCAGAAGTATGGTATGGCACTGATGCCGCAGGAAACGCGCAACTACGTTCCCCGCGTGCTCAGCAATATGCCGGGCGGTGCCTCAATGCATCAGGAAACGGTCATCAATATTCACGGCGTTTCGGATCCGCGCGAGGCAGGTAACATTATTGCCGACAAACAGAACCAGGTTAATTCTCGCGCGACACAGCAGATGAACAGGGGCAACTGATGGACATTCTCTCGGTACTGCTGCACCAGCGGTCGCGGAAAATCGGCATCATCATCCCCGATGTTGTCATCAGCGAAAAGCACAGTGACGTGCTGGAGATAACCGAACATCCCGTTGAACGGGTGACATCTGAGGCCGCAGGCGCAAGCGCTGACGGCGCAGGATTTGTTGCCGATCATGCCTACCGGCGCGCCTCTGAACTGGTCATGGAAATTGGCTTTTCCGGTGGAGGTTCTGTACTTGATCTGCTCAACACCTCAGCTATCGGCCTCTCGCTGGGTAGCAGCCCTAAAGAAATCTACGCACAGTTGCTTGATCTGCAGCGCTCCCGCCAGCCGTTCGACGTGGTAACCGGTAAACGGCTTTACAGCAACATGCTGATCCGCGTGCTGGACGTCACCACGGACAAAGCAACGGAAAATGTGCTTATGGCCACGCTGACCCTTCGCGAAGTCATCACCACGCAGGCGCAGACCATTAAAGGCGCACCAAAAGAGAATATGGCGCTGGGCGTTAACACCAGCGCGGTTCAGGACAGCGGCGTCAAAACGCCTAAACAGCCGTCTGAATCCATCCTGAGATCGGCAGTATCCGCAGCGAAAGGGTTTTTTTCATGACCATTACCGAAATGCCGCTACAGCCTCAGAACCAGACATTCAGCACCACGATAGCGGGAAGCCTCTATAAGGTCACCGTTATCTGGCGCGCCGGTTGCTGGTATCTGGATTTAAGCGACAGCACGGGGGCGCTGATAGCGGGCGGCATACCGTTGGTGACCGGCGCTGACCTGCTGGCACAGTATGCGTATCTGAATCTGGGCTTTTCGCTGTTCGTGGTCTGCGATGCTGACGATCATGATTATCCCGGCGAGAACGACCTCGGGATCCGCAGTCACCTTTTTATCCGCACGGAGTAAAGAATGTCACAGAACTGGATGCGCCATTTTGAATTACAGCTGCTGAATGACAAGGGCGACGGGATAGCGCTTACCGATCTGAAAGTCACCTTTAATGTTCAGAAGATGCCCGCGACGATTTTTAACGGATTCGTGGGCGACTTTAAAATTTACAACCTGTCATCGGCCACGCAGAACCGCATCATGTCGCAGGAATTCACCCGCATTCAGGTAATCGCCGGTTATAACGGTAACCCTGATGAAGCGGGTAATTATCCCGACCGCAATGTCGGCATGATTTTTAACGGCGACATCCGTTTCACCGTGGCCGGTAAAGACAACGTTACTGACTCCTGGCTACTACTGCAGTGTATTGACGGCTGGCAGGGGCATTTATATGCTTCCGTCCGCACCACTGTGGCTGCCGGCTGGAAATATTCAGACCTGTTCGAAGCGGGGATGAAGACGTATCAGCCTTACGGCATCACAGCGGGATCGGTACCCGATTTCCCTGATACGGTTTTCCCTCGCGGGCGCGTGCTGGTGGGTAACACGTCTGATGTGATGTACGGCATCGCCAGAAAGTGCCAGGCCAACTGGTGGTATGAAAATAATCAGGTGAATATTGTTCCTGATTCGAAATACATCGACGAGGTGGTGGTACTTAACTCCAGTACCGGCCTGATCGGGATGCCACAGCAGACGATGGGGGCAGGGGTAAACGTCCGGTGCCTGATTAATCCAGCCATCAAACTGGGCGGTCTGGTTCGCCTCGATCAGGCATCCGTCTATCGTGTGGCTCTCAGTAATGAGCAAATCGGGATGTCACCCGCCAGGCTGAATGAAAGCGCCAGCGACGGCAATCTATATGTCGATGGCATTCCCGGTTCGCAACCGGCCGCAATAAATACTGATGGTGATTACACCGTAGGCAGTATTGATTATACTGGGGACACGCGCGGGCAGAACTGGTACATGGATTTGCTCTGCCTTGCAAAAGGCGCCAAAGAACTACAGAGCGTGTCAACCATTGCAAAAACAGGGAATATTTAATGATGCATCGCTTATTGATTGGTCTTTTTTTGCCTCTGAGTTTAGTTTCATGTAGCTGGGACCCTAACGGCATTAAGGCTCAGCAAAAATGGTTGGAAGAAAAAAAAGCTGAAAAAATAGCCTATGATAAACAGCTTGTTGAAAATCAAGCGCAAGCGGCAAAATCGCAAGCGCTTGAAAAAGAAAATTTTGAAAAATCTCATCCAGAAGTTTTGGTAAACAAAGAGAAATTTGGCACCGGTTCTTCAACAGGCGATGATCTCAAGAATGCTTTATACAGCTTTGATTTTGTCACCAGATACCCAAGTGCTACAACGGCAGATAACGCATATGTTCATGTAGGAAGAGCACTTCTCACCGCGCGGGCAGTATCGAATTCAATCACAGCATATATGGCACAATGTAATAGAGTTTCAGCTTACACAGGTGATAACTATAAGCAAACCTGTACCAGTGTGCTGGCTAAGGGAATCAATGATTTCACCTCGGTTTTGAAAGACAGAAAGATACCGGCACTAACCAAACAGGCCGCGCTGAGCGAAGCTACTTTTGGCGACTTAATAGACTTTGAACATGCAGCTAGATTAGCCAGAATGCATACTTCACTGTGTGAGCAGCAAGGAAACAAGGGGTATGTGTCGATGGTAACCATTTCAGCACCTTGCTCTGGTTACAAAGGGGCTGGCATCGAAAATTAAAACTTCAACGTCGAAGTAATCCGCAAGAACATGGACGAGCCTCGGCAGTTCTGGACCTATGACTGCGTAAAGTTAAATTAGCTCGTAGTAAGCCTGTTAATCCAATTAATACCCATTATTTTCAAGACATTATAAATGTAACGTGAATTAACACCGTTATCAACTTGCTTGTATACATATACTGTGTTTTCATACAGTATAACTACTGATCATAATCACATCTAACATATAAGCCTTTTTTAATAATAAATTAGATGTTTCTTATTACTTTGGGCAAAGATTTATGGTCAGCGAACAAGCAATTTTCACCTTTTATAAGGTACATAAAGCTGGATTTTATCGTCCGGGGGGCTCAGAACCATCCTTCGGTTCATTGGGGGAGATTTTAGCTGATCTTAACGGTTGGGCCGCACAAAAGACCCTTAAAGAAACTAAGACCTTTGAAGCAGATGAAGAAAGATTTCCTGCATATCTGGTTGATGCCAAAAGCGTGGGGGATGACTGGATAATGTTATTGTGGAACGAAGTCCCCAGTAACGGTCAGCGTATGCCCTCTTTGAGTGAAAACGCTAGATATGGTGCAGATCCCGAAGTGGTTATGAGCCCCATTCCTGAAGGTAATATTCCAGGATTTGCAACATATTTCTGGTTTATAGCCGACAGAAATTTGATGGCTACTGTTAGGCTTCACAACAAAGTAACAGCACAAGGTACGCTGCAAAAATATATTCGTTCATTTCTTAAACAGTCGTCTCAGCATGCAAAATCTGAGGTGGTGGAACTTGAAGACGGTTCACATGAATTGCAAGTTACAGGTTATATGCTCGATATTCATGATGATCAAGAAGAGAAAAAATATTATCAGCCTAGGTTTAATACTGGAATGCTTAAAAATCCAGGTAAGCATGAAGAGATAAGGCAAAAGGCGAATTTCATTACTAAAATCGAGCGTGTTTTAGAGCTGAATTTAAGCACGGTGCCTGATTTAGCTCTCTGGCAAAAATTATTGGATAAGTTAAATGCTCGCAATGCTCAGGCACCTAATGATACAACCAAAGTTAAGTACATTGTTTCGCCTGATGTAGGTCTACAAGATGTTAACGATATGATCACTCAATGGGAGCAAGACCCATCAGAAGTTAACGATTATGGATTCGTATTTAAAGGCGAGCCTGAAAAAATTTACTGGCTTAGTAACTCTCTTTCACGAACTAAATTTGAACTACGTATCGAAAGAGAGAATGATGAGATTGTAAACCTTCAGTCTTTACTTGCTGAAATTGTTAGCAAAAAAGATTTGATCTTTAGAGGTTCTGGATTGCAATGAAAGTTAAAGTGACGTTAATCATATGTATCTTGGCTCTGATAGGGAGTGCAGGATACTTTGGGCGTCACATTGCTTTTGCTCTGCAATGGCCATTGTTTGAAGCGCTTAGAACAACCGCATCAATAATATTCGCTGTAGTTGGTGCATGGTTCGCGATTATCTATCCTGAGAGATTGAAAAAATCTTTTCGTGGCGGGGATTCAGGAGGCGGTGGATCGGGGATTCATAATCTTTTTACACCAATCGTTCATTCGACCGCTATTCTTGCAGCTGTACTATTGGTAGGAATTGGAGCGCCATTACTCAAACAATTCGACTGGATTTTAGCACATCGCACAGTATTCAGAGGCATATCATACGGTTTGTTAGTATTCTTAACTATGTGGCAACTGTTGACTGTGGTTTTGAGTCTTACAGGCCCTGATATATTGAAGCGATTTACATCTAAGCAAGAAGCTTCTAAAAAAGCCGCTGAATCAATGCTGAATCCAAAAAATAAAAAAACATGATGCACCTGCTTGTTCGAGAAATGTAATTTTTTAATCCAAACCCGCTTAGGCGGGTTTTTTTATGACCGGAGAACCACAAATGCCTGTCTCATTGAATTCTCAGGTTGGCAGCAGTGAGCACATGAGTTCGCAGCTGTACAACACCATATTTTCTATGTTGCGCGTCTCTCTGCCCGGCATCGTTCAGTCATTCGAACCGGCGACATGCACCTGCACGATTCAGCCCGCTATTGCAGGTCAGGGAGTAGATGAAAAAGGGCAGATTCAGTCAGCGCCACTACCATTGCTTACTGATGTGCCGGTTATCTTTCCGCGTGGCGGCGGTTGCACCATCACTTTCCCGGTAAAAGCCGGCGACGAATGCCTGGTGGTGTTTTCCGATCGCTGCATAGATTTCTGGTGGCAGAATGGCGGCGTTCAGGAACCTGTGGATCCGCGTCAGCATGATTTGTCAGATGCTTTTGCCATCGTTGGCCCACAGTCACAGGCGCAGAAGATATCCGGCATCAGCACCACATCTGTGCAGGTTCGCACCGACGATGGCAGCAGCTTTATCGAACTGATGCAGGGCGGAAACGTGAACATCACCACGCCACTGCTTACAGTGAACGGCAACGTTCAGGTCAACGGTACCGTGACATCAACCGGCGATCAGGTGGCGAAAGGCATCAGCCAGACAGGACACGTTCACTCTGGCGTGCAGCCGGGCAATAGTCAGACGGGCGGCCCGCAATGAGATACCGACGCGAAGACGACGACGGCGACTATACGTTTGGCCGTGGCGATGATACCTGGCTGATTAACTCACCCGACGCGGTGGCGCAGGCAGTGAAAACGCGGTTTCTGCTCTGGTACGGTCAGTGGTTTCTTGATACCACTGCGGGAACCCCATGGATACAGTCGGTACTCGGTAAGCAGAAGCCGGAAACGTACAGCCTCGCCATACGCCAGCGCATCCTTGAGACACAGGGCGTTAAATCTCTCATCTCCTTCGATACCAACCTTGACACCACCAGTCGCCGGGTAATCTTCACCGCGACGATTGACACCATTTACGGGACGACCACCGTTACAAGCGAGGCTTAATGGCTCTCAACCTAGACACGCTGGGGCTATCGGCAACGGTAACCGCCCAGGGCATCAGTGCGCCTGCTTATCAGACCATCCTCACCACCATTACCGGCTACTTTCAGCAGATTTATGGTACCGACGCCTATCTGGATCCAGACAGTAAAGACGGTCAGATGGTGGCGCTGGTGGCGCTGGCCATTCACGACGCTAACAACACCGCCATTGCGGTTTACAACTCGTTTTCGCCGTCAACAGGTATGACCGACGCGCTTTCACGGAACGTTAAAATTAACGGTATCAGCCGCCGTGCGGCCACGAACTCAACCGCTGACCTGACGCTGGTCGGTACGGCGGGTACCACGATTACCAACGGTTCGGTTAAGGACGCCAACGGCATTATCTGGAACCTGCCTGCGAGCGTGACTATCGGCCCGGGCGGTACCGTGATCGCCACTTCCACCTGTGCGGTGTCGGGCGCTGTCGCCGCTGTGGCGGGCTCGGTCAGTAAAATTAACACGCCCACGCGCGGCTGGCTGAGCGTGACCAATGCGTCAGCCGCCACGGTGGGCAGCGCAGCAGAAACGGACTCAGAGCTACGTATCCGTCAGCGGCAGAGCGTTGCGCTTCCGTCCCTGACGCCTTTTGCAGCGTTAGATGGGGCAATTGCGAACGTCACCGGCGTGACACGTCACAAACTCTATGAAAACGACACCGGAAGTCAGGATGCAAACGGACTGCCCGCGCACTCCGTTGCGGCAATCGTGGACGGTGGAGACGTTAACGCCATTGCTCAGGTGATTCAGGGCAAAAAGGGGCAGGGCGTCGCCACGTTTGGCAGCACCTCCGTAACCGTCCCTGACGCGTGGCAAAACCCCCACACCATCAGTTTTTCACGATCATCACCGGTACCCGTGTTTGTGGCTATCACGCTAAAGGCGTTTCAGGGCTACACGACACAGGTCGGTAATGACATCAAAAAGGCGATTGCGGATTACGTTAATTCGCTGGATATCGGCGATGACCTGCTGCTGAGCCGCGTTTATTCCCCGGCAAATCTTGGCGTGGTGAGCGGAGGGGAAAGCCGGTATTACGACATCAACAGCCTGCAGATCGGGCGTTCGGCGGCGACGGTCGCACCGGCCAATATCGTGACGGCGTTTAACGAGGCGGTGACCTGTTCAGTGGATAACATCACTGTCACGGTGGCTTCATGAGCAAATACACCGACCTGATAACCAATTATCACCGGACAAAGCCACTTTTCACACAGCACGTGGATCTGTCCACAAGACCCCTGACGGATGCCGCCGGTGCAATGGACGGGCTACTGACGGCCTTCGATATCGATCAGGCCGCGGGCGTGCAGCTGGACATACTCGGGGAATGGATTGGCCGTAGCCGCACGGTGGCCGTGCCTATCTCAGGGGTTTATTTCTCCTTTGATACGGATGGTCTGGGCTGGGATCAGGGTGTCTGGCAGGGACCGTATGATCCGGACAGCGGTTATACCCGCCTCAGTGATGAAACCTACCGGATTATTCTCAAGGCCAAAATCGCCATTAACAACTGGGACGGCACCAACGGTTCGTTAAAAGGGATCCTGGATAACGCGCTGGACGGTTCCGGCCTGACGATGCAGATCGTTGACGGACAGGACATGACAGTCGGGCTGTGGGTGTTTCCTGAAAAGGATATCAGCCTGGTGTCGAGGGAACTTATCGCGGCCATCCGTCAGGGCTATCTGACAGTAAAAGCGGCGGGCGTATATGCAGGCAGCATTCAAATCCCCTCAGTAATTACGCCGTCTGAGGGAAGTACGTTTTTTGGGTTCGATATGGATAACCATTTTATATCGGGCTTCGACAGTGGTTCATGGGAGAAACAACTCTGATGGCAGCAAACAATTTTAAACCATTTGCGACCGGGGCAAACGCAAACGTCACGGCTCAGGCAGATTATGAAAATCTGGCTGCGCTGGCCACCGGGTTTCAGTCAGGAAAGGCATCATCCGCGCAGATCAACAAGGCAATCCGCCAGGCGTCGTTCGTGGCGGCGGCAATTGCGCAGAATATCGCGAGTAAAACCGGCTCTGACGTACTGGACAATGGTGATATTGGCGGATTTGTTCAGCTTTTTATTAATGCGCTGCAAAAGGATTTTCAGATCGTCAACGCGAACCTGAATTCGCTGTCGGGCCTGCAGTCGGATGCTAACAAACTCCCCTATTTCATCGGGAAGAACGCTGCTGCAATGACGGACTTCACGCAGACCGGACGGGATATCGTGGGGAAAAGCAGTATCGGCGACGTTATTGCCTATCTCGGACTGGGGCAGCTTTATCAGCCGCTCAACCAGAATCTAATCGCTTTATCCGGTTTACAGTCCGACACTGACACGCTGACTTATTTTTTTGGACCGAACAAAGCTGCTCTGACTGCATTTACTGCCTTTGCACGCGACATCGTAGGTAAAAAGAGTACAGCAGAACTGTTCAACTATCTGGGCATCGGCACGGCGGCGAACAAAAACGCGGGCAACGGCAGTGGACAGTTGCCGGATATGTCGTTTTTCGACAGCAACTTTGGCGTTAACGGATACCAGAAACTCCCGTCCGGACTGATTATTCAGTGGGGCAGCGCACCGGCCACAATCGGCACGCTGAGTACAAAAGCCTACCCTATTCAGTTTCCTAACGCCGCGTTGCATGTCGTGCTGACGCACAACGTTGCCAATGACGCGAACGGAATAGGCATCAGCGGCGCTGACGTGAGCTCGTCGAATACGAGCCAGTTCACCTATAAACCGCAGGGCATCCAGATCAGCGGTAACTCTGTGAGCGCGGCCTCAGCTGGTTCAGGCGCAATCACTTTTCACTTTCTGGCAATAGGATACTGATATGGGGAATATGTTTTTTAGCGCCAGTCGCATGGCATTCTGCCCGGAAGACATGAAGCCGGACTATGAGAAAGGAGTGGGCTGGCCACAGGACGCGGTAGAGGTGACGGATGATGCATGGCATGAATTTATATCGGTGCCGCCCGAGGGAAAAATCCTGGGTTCAACGGGTGAGGGGATGCCCTGCTGGGTTGATAAGCCTGCGCCCACGCAGGAAGAAATCCTTGCCCAGGCTGCAAATGACAAACTGGTAAAAATCTCTCAGGCCAATGACTTCATGAACACACGTCAGTGGCCGGGCAAGGCTGCGCTGGGACGTCTGAAAGGGGATGACCTGACGGCCTATAACAAGTGGCTGGATTATCTGGACGCCGTGAATGAGATAGACACATCCAAGGCACCCAACATCACCTGGCCGGACAAACCAATAAGCTGATTTTTTGTTACATATAGACACAAACAGAAAAGCCTCTGACGTTAATCAGAGGCTTTTTCTTTGAGCCCAAAGTGCGCGTGCATTTCACGTGCATTATTTTGTGCTTTTTTTGTAGTGCCGTTGTCTCTGTGTAGTCTCGGAAGCCAGTCTACACGGGACTTTGTCCCTGTAACGTCCTACTATATGTGGCGGTGAGAGGGGGATTCGAACCCCCGATACGTTGCCGTATACACACTTTCCAGGCGTGCTCCTTCAGCCACTCGGACACCTCACCGCAAATTGTTGCTGACCGCGCTGGGTCAACGGGGCGCTACTATAGGGAGTCGGCCTGAAACGGTCAAGCACTATTTTTCTCTTTTTTTCTATTCGCTTAAGCTCTGAACGAATCGCGTTAAGGCTGCGCAAATCGCGTTTTTTTGGCGCCAAAAACGCGATATTGCACAGCGTAACAGAAGGGGAGATTCGCTGGGTTGCCTGAGCTTACTGCGCGCTTTTTACGCGGTTGGCAAAACTCTTGCGCAGCTTTTGCAGTTTGGGGGGAATCACCGCCATGCAGTAACCGTTGCGCTGACCGGCGCCTTCCCAGTAATCCTGATGATAACCTTCAGCGGGATACCAGGCTTTTAACGGTTCAATGGTGGTCACAACAGGCTCAGCATGATCCTGTTGGGCACGCGCGATGGCCGCTTTGGCTTCGGCTTCCTGCTCCGGCGTCTCAACAAAAATCGCGGAACGATACTGTGTACCGATGTCATTGCCCTGACGATTGAGCTGGGTCGGATCGTGGGTCGCAAAGCTGATGTCCAGCAAATCGCCATAGCTGATCTTTTCAGGATCAAAACCAATACGAATGGCTTCGGCATGACCGGTTGCGCCGCTGCACACCTGCTCGTAGGTGGGATTAGGGCGCGCACCGCCGGTATAACCACTTTCCACTGACTCAACGCCGATCACATCTTTAAAGACCGCTTCTGTACACCAGAAACAGCCGCCTGCGATCACTGCATATTGGATAGCCAT